GATGTTCCAGATGATCCTAAGGCTGAAGTACCTGATGTACCAGCAGATCCACCACCACTTGTACCTGATGTACCTTGTTCACCACTTGTACCTGATGTTCCAGATGTTCCGGATGACCCGGTAGCTCCCGTAGCTCCTGGGAAAGATGCCGTCCATGTACCAATTCCATTAGAATCTGATACTAAGAAGTATCCTTCAGTACCACCGTTTTTTAATTGAAATCCAAAAGTCGAAACGGTTCCAAATATTTCTAATTTGTTATTTGTTGATTGAGTACCAACACCAACATTTCCATTTGAATCAATTACAAATGTTGAGTTATTTGAATTAACTATTAATGAATCACCTGATCCATTTTGAGTTATATTAATTAGTGTGTCAGTTGATGATGCTGAAGCATATATTAAATTACCAGATATATTAGACCCAGTTATACCCAATGTAGTACCATCAAAAGTTAAGTTTGAGTTTGCTATTGCTTGATTATTAGATGTACCAGTAGCTGTTAAAATTCTATAATCACCTGGATTTTCGATAAAACTACCTACACCACCACCACCTAAATTAACTTGGAAATAAGTACCATCATAACTAACACTATAAACACCACCAACTTTTAAATCGTTAGGCTCAAGATTTACAACACCAGAAGTAGCAGCAATTTTTTTAAGTGTAACGTGTTCTAAATTGTTAACTGATAAAGAAGCCGTTCCAATTGAATTAGTTGCACCAAAAGAAATAAGATAAATCATTTCTTTGTTATATGCGTCAAATAAAGGTGTAGATGTTGCTGAATAGCTTAAACCAGCATTTGATGTAGTAGCATCTAAATATCTTATTTGAGCTAATAATTCTTTAATCCAAGAACCAGTATTATAATCACCTTCATATCTATAAATAGAGTTGTCTTCATTATCAACTCTTATTGATGTTCCATTAGTTGGTATAGTAAAAGACCAAGTTGCTGCTAATCCATCAAATTCGGCAATTTGATCTTCCATTCCGGTAAATATATCATTAGCAGTTGGTATAATTAAATATCTATCACCAGCAGTTGGACCACTCGGCACACTATTTGTTCTACCAAAAACAGATTTTAACCATTCATTACTTTGTTGAACTATATAAGAAAATGAACCACCAGTTGAAGAAGGATCAGGTTCTCCCATATATTCATCATAAGGCGCTCCACTTTGAAAGTAAATATTGTCTAATTTCCAATTATGATTTGAATTTGGTGAACCACCAATTAATCTAAATGATATATTTTTAGCATTGGTAATTACCGAACCAAACTTAGACATAGGAACAACAATATGTTGCCATTGATTAATAACATCTCTATCAACACCGTATGACATTAAGTTAATAACACTACTAGATGCAGTTCCAGTAAATTGAGAAGATGTACCTTGTATTTGAGCAACTAATGATCTATTACCAGGTACTCTTTCAGAAAATCTAACTCTTAAACTCAAAGAACCGTATGTTGAAAGTGGTATAGTTCCAATTGCTTTTGTAAACCTAACACCTGTTCTATAATCAGATGTAACATCGACACAAAAGTCACCACCACCATCGAAAGGATTATCAGTACTCGTAAAACTTACTGTACCAGAATAAGTACCAGAAACTAAATAAGAGCTTGATTGCCATTGAGCATCTGTTAAATAAACAGGAACTTTACTTCCAATAGTTGTAGCAGATGCTGGTATATAAGCGTATTGTATTAAAATCTCATCTTCATTTAGAGGGGTTTTAACTGGAGTTGCTGAGGGAACACCTCTTTTAACTCTAATTGTTCTATCCTCTGTAATTACTATTGAGTCAATTCTAGGATATGATGAATCACCATTACTAATTGTTAATCCGGGATAACTAGCAGAGTATGATAGTATTTCACCAGAAAAAGAATACCATATATCAGTTAAACTAAAAGTCATACCAGATGACCACTCAGCCCCACCACTTATCAATCTTTTAGTATTTTTAACTAGTGAATCTACATAATATTTATCAATTATTGAATATTTAGAAAAAGTCCCACTATAATTATAGTTGTAGTTTAATGGTCCATTAAATGGATACCTTAAATATTCATCTGTTATATTTGTTCTTCCGTATCTTGATTCTTGCATCTCATATTAAAATCTTTTTAAAATATAGGTAAATATAAATTTGTATCATAAATAAACCCACTAGGTGAGAATATATCATTCACAGCTTCAAAATTGTCCTTATTACTTCTAGTATTATGTATACCAACATTAAATGAAGGTGTTCCGTAAATAAAATATCCGGATGATGTACCAACACTATAAGCAAGTGAATTGTAAGATCCAAATTGTGAATTTGTTCCTTGTATATAAATAAGACTTGAATTAGTTAATCCATTATAAATTGTAGTGTTATATAAATAAGTACTTGATTGACTACCACTATTTATATGAATAGAGTAAGTACTCGTACCTAATCCCATTGATTTAATCAATGAATTATTTACTTTTAGTTTTATTAAGTCTCCTAAATGTTTAATAGCCTCTCTATTACTATTAATATCACCATTAACGGTAACATCACCGGTTTGACCATTGGTTAAATAAAGCCCAATTTCATCATTACCATTTAAATTACCATTTATTGTAACATAACCCGACCCTATTTTAGCAGCTGAATTATTACCACCTATATAAGTTGATGAATTTAATAAATTAGAATTTACAATAACATATCCAGATGTTGACTCATGTACATTAAGTGCATGTCCATAGTCAGCAACCGCACCAGATGCGTTTAAAGAAGAATCACATACTATATTTGGTGATGTAACTGAGAAAGTACCAGTAAATCCAGATTTTATATAAACAACATCATAAGCTCCTATTATACCATCTCTAATATCAAAATGAAATTTACCACCACCTTCAACTGAAATAACACTACCATAGTCAGTTTGTGACTTAATATATCTACCTTTTACATTAATATTTCCAGTTGATGAATTAATTTTAAAACCAACTTGTAAATTGTTAATTGAGTCAAATTCAAAATTAATATTTGAGTTATTCTGAACATCCAAAGCAACTAAAGTAGCATCAGTGCCGTTGAATTGTGAATATCCATAGATATTACAATTCACATCACCACCACCATCGTTAAAACCATTTTGAGAGAATACAACTCCTGGTTCACAATAATAATCAGTATTATCCAATAGTTCACAAGCCTCTGTGTAAAGTCCCTTCTTAATATAAATTAAACCACCTGATGGATAAGTATCTGTTATAGCTTGGGATGCTGATGCGAATGTTAAATAAGGTAAATCAATTCTATTTAATTTAGCAGTTGAGTTAACACCATATTGTGAGTCAACATAAGCGGTTTTAAAGTTTTCGTAAGAACCGTTACTCAAACTATCAACATATCCTTTAGTAACCAAGGAGTGTGTAACAAATGTTCCTGTATAATCATCGGTATATTGAAGTCCTAATCCATTAGTTATAGTAACTAAACCATTTGTAGCTCCAATATATAAAACATCTTCAGATAACTGTATATATGATTGTGTTACCGATATATTATTTGTTAAATATAAATTATTAGAAATACCATCATAATCTAAATATATTGCTGAATCTCCATTTTCACTTTTTATAGACTGTGATGTACCCATAAAAATTGAGTAAGTACCAGAGTAAGCACTAGCAGCTAAAACTTGATACAAACCAGGCGTTGATCCTGATGAGTCAGACCAGTATAAATTTCCAACTCCATCAGTTCTCATAACTTGATCAATGGTACCATCTGTATTAGGTAAGGTATAAGCATTGTTTATATTAACATTATTACCTAAATAAACAAAATTAGACTGTGTTGCTAATATGTTCTCTCCACCAATAATAACCGTATTATAAACTCCATTACTTGTAGTAGATCCATTTGTATTCAAGTGTAGATATGATTTAACCAAACCATCACTACCATCCGAAATATTACCTATTTTGATAGGTTCAACGAAACCAGGACCTAATCCTAATTGATTAACCAATAAAGAAATGGTATTTTTATTATTTCTTATTGTAGTTGAGTAGGTTAAACTTCCAACATTTATAGATGATGTACTCGAAAATAGATCTAATTTGGTAAATTGATTTGTAGTGCTTTTATTTATAGATATAAAATCTGGTGTTAAATTAACAGAAGATGTAGATGTTGATAAATCACCATTCATTATGTATGTACTATAAGTATTACCATAACTTAAATAAAGTCTACCATTTCCGACTGATGTTTTAATATAACTTGTCGTACCTAAATTAATTGAATATGTACCTGAGTCATTACCAATAGACAAAGTCTGTTTTAGTGATTGTGAACCACCTCCTCCACCAATTGGTGTTATGACACCACTAGAGTCTTTTTGTTTTATTACGTTATCTAGATCATATGCGACAGCAAAACCACTCGAAGGAGTTCCTAAAATGTTTTGCATATCTACCGTGGTATTGAAAATTATTTGACTCATTTAGACAATTTATTTTATTTACTATATATATTATTTTTAAATTATCCTTTTTTAAAACAAACCTACTTATTTGAATAAAATTCAAATGAAATCAACATTTAGAATAGAAGCAATATCAAATAAAAGAGATAATTTAGAAAAAAGGTATTTATTATTTCCGAATGATAATGCAGTAACATCAACTCTTCTTAATAATACCTTATACGAACCTTGGATATATCAATTTTTGGTTGATAACAACTTAGATATATCTGGATCAAATGTAGTTGATATTGGTGCAAATAATGGACAAATAACTGTGGAATTTGCAAATTTAGTTGGTGATAATGGAAAAGTCTTTTCATTTGAACCACAAAGAATTATTTACTATCAATTATGCGGAAATGTTTTTTTCAATGGATTAGATAATGTACATTGTTTTAATGTAGCATTAGGTGATAATGAGGGTTTTATAAGTATAGAAAAACCCAATTACTTTGATAAAGGTCCTGTTAATTTCGGAAATATTCATGTTGGTGTTGAAGAAAATTATGAATTAGTTCAACTACATAAATTAGATTCTTATAATATAGAAAATATATCTATAATTAAGATAGATGTACAAGGTTATGAAAAAAGAGTTTTATTGGGTGCTAAAGAAACTATAATGAAAAATCGTCCTATAATTTATATAGAAATCGAAGAAGATCAATTACAAAATTACGGTGAGGATGAAAATAGTGTAGTTAATTTATTAAATGATTATGGTTATTTTACTAAAAGATTTAATGAAGGCATATCTTTTCAAACCGTATCTGGTCTGTGTTTAGATTTTGTTGCCATACCAAATGAATTATATAATAGTAGAGAATGGATAATAAAATAACATTAAGTGATAAAAACTATTTGGTATTAAAAATACTAAAATGAAGAAGTCCCAAATCACTATTTTCCATTCAGAACATCTCCTATACTAATTCAGTTATTAAGAGAATTAAAATTAAGTCAGATATTAAATTAGTAATTTTTAGGAATATTCATATCACTAGTAACTTCAATCTTGAATGAAAATCCAGAATCACTATCAGTACCATATGAAGTTTGTGAATAATAACCATTTCTACCATCAAATGAAACTGGTTTAGGACCTCTCATTTGTTGTTCCATTCTCATTCGTTCTTGATTTCTTCTATTTTCTTCTTGAGCAATCATTTCCTCAAATGTCATCCCAGGTTGTTCAATTTGTTCAGGTTGTTGAAAAGTATTGGAATTTTCCGGTTTATATCCATACTTTCTTAATAATTGTTCAGCTTCCCAATTATCAATGTTAGGATTTTGATTAGTTTCAATCTCTTGATTTTGAACTATTCTTACTTCTGGACGGTTCATGTTTAAATTTTATTTTTTATTAGTGTTATTCTATTATTTCCAAAATTCTCAACACTAAAGTTTGGAACTGGATTGTTTCTTAAATGTCTTAAATAAGCTTTCGTTCTTTGTGTAACATATTCTCTTTCTTGTTCTTTTGCTAGTCCCTCAAATCTAATTCTTGTGACCCAAGGTTTTCTTTTAATAAAGTCATTTAGTATTGTTCCAAATACCGTAACTAAAACTTTATAAAGATTTGTGTTTACTAACTTATTAACATTCCAATTGTTGATTTCCTCATCCCAAACATAATATGTTAATTCATAACATTTACCTAAAACTGGATTAGACTTTGGACCAACAGTATCATTCTTGAATTGTACTAAATATCTATTATCATTTAAATCAGTAAATTCATAATTAACTAAAAAATCATCACTATCCATTCTTTTATCAATAGAATAGCCTTCAATACTTTCATTCATCATAATAAAATTCATTAAATATTTCATAGTAATATATATTAAAAAATAGAAGACATATTTTTTGATATATATTCACATGGAGTATAATATAGTAGCAATAGACCCCTCACTTATATCAACAGCACTAGTGGTAAGTTCTGGAAATACATTCAAAATTTACAACTATTGTAGAGAAAGTAAAGTGATGGGTAAGAAAGGAATGACTAAATGGTTTAAGTTAGCTGAACAATATGTTAGCTATAAGTATATAACTTTGGTGCTCAAGTTGGTGACTTAATAGACCTTGTTACATTCTCAACACTTTTAAGAAAAAAATTGTTTGATAGGATAACAAAAGATATTTTAGTTCTTTCACCATCGTCTTTAAAGTTGGAATCTTGTAAATTAACTTACAAACCAATCATAACAGAGGTTGGTAAGAAAAAGAAAACGATAAAAGAAGAATGGAGAAATAATATAGGTATAGCGGGTGGAAAATTCACAAAATCTGATGTTTTTTTATCAATAATAGAAAATAGTAATTGGAACGATTTTTGGTCTAAACATTGTAAGTTAGTTAAAGATGATATTATAGGTTTATCGACTATTCCGAAACCATACGAGGATATTTGTGATAGTTTTATCATATTCAAATATCTAAGTGGTCTCTCTTGATATATCTATTAGTGTAGCTACATAGGGGTTGTAGGTTTGTATAGTGATTTAGTTTAATTATATCCTCCTCTGTTTCTGCTGTGGATAATGGTATTATATGATCTATATCCCAACCATAATTCAATTCACCATTATACAATCCTCTATTCTCCCATGTCATCCAATCTTCAAATTTTGCCTCTAAATGTAATTTTAATTCTTCAAAAGAGCATCCTAATATATTATAGGTTCTTGATGATTTTTTATAACCATTTTTTTTAAAGCATTCATATATGTAATTTCTTATACTTTTTTCCAATGAAAATAAAATATCAGTTTTTAATCTTTCTCTTCTTTTGTAATTTTTTATATTTTTATAATTAGATTGATAATCTTTTATTTTATCTTTGTTATTCTCTCTATATTTTTTGGATTTTAGTAAAAACTCTTCTCTGTTGTTTTGATAGTATTCTTGTTTTTTTAACTTTTGTTCATCTTCGTTTTCATCTCTCCATTTTTTATTATACTCGGATATTTTTAATTTATCCTCTTGTGTGAGATTATTTCTTCGTATTTGATCTTTTTCTAAAATTGAATCAATATTTTTATTTCTCCAATCCTTTTTATATTGTTTTATAACATCTTTATTTATCTCATGATATAATTTTGATTGATCATTATGACATTTTTTACAAATACTTCTATAACCATTTTTCTTCTTATAAAAATCAGTTATATCTTTCATTTCTTTACATTTACTACATTCTTTTTCCATAAACTATATATTAGTTTACTAAAATGGAAATGTTTTCAAATACTCTAATTGAGTGACTTTTTTTATAACATATCGTCTAATCCAACCAACATCTCACAAGTAAGACCTTTTCTATTTCTTAGGTTAACATTAGTTTTTATTACTCTACCATTATAACTTAATTGTACTGGAACAAAAGCTCTAATAGAAACACCTGATGAAGATTTAACTATCTTAACATAAGATATATCACCTGGGAATTCTTTTTTAAGTTTATTAGTATAGAAAAACTCTATTTTACTTTTCTCAAGTTTACCAACAGTAAGTGGTATACTATCAATTTTTTCTAATTCTTTACATTTTTCTAATAACTCTTTTGATATACCCAATTTCTCAGCAACACCAAAATCAATACTTGATGACTTAGCACCGGTATCAAATTTTGCGGTTACTTCAACACTTCTACCATTATGAGTTAAGGTAACTTTGTGACTATTATAGTAAATCTTATCTTTACTTGTATATTCAAGATTTACATCACCACCAGTTGATGATGATGTAAACCATTGATTAAATTCTTTTAAATGTTTCATAAACTTAAATGCCATTTTTTATCTTTAGAAGTTTCTTTCCATTGTTCAGGTTCATATTTCTCAATATAAGGTATTATGAAGTCTGCTAATTCTTTAAGATCATTATTATTTAATTTTCTTGAGTTATATGCCCAAGTATAAGCTTGAATCCATCCAAACTCAATTCCCATATTAGCACAATATTCTAAAATATCCAATCTCGCGTATTCAGAAGCCCATTTAAGAACCATCATTCTTCCTCTTGAATCTGTTAGCTTAACATTTCTCTTAACAAGTAATTCAAATGTTGTTAAGTAACTCTCACCTCTGTCACCAGTTCTTTTGTAATTAGCGTCATCAAATGAACCTCTACAAGATCTTCTAACCGGTAGTGAATTTTCAAAATTAGGATCAACATTATTATCCAATAGGAACTCAACCGCATTTATATCACCACTGATAGTTTCATAAACTACTGGTGTTACAATTGATTGGTGTGAAATCAATAACTTAATCATATCTAATGATTTAGCACCATTAATAACTGCTGTTTTCTTATCAGGAACCATCTGACCATTAACATTAATTTGTCTAACATTTGGATCAGCACCCATTTCAAGTATATACTTAGCTTTCTCTAAATCATCTTCTTGGACAGCCCAATCAAGAGCACATTTCTTAGTTGAATAATCAAGGTGGTTGATACTAGCTCCCCATTTCTTAACATATTCCTCTAAGTCTTTAATTGTTTTACCAGGTTTAGTAATTTCAATTTCAGCTTCTCTTGATTTTCTTCTTCTTTCTAATTCCTCACTTGAAAGTGGTCTCATTAAAGCGAATACTGGACCATAACTAGAAATATCAGAATCAGATGCTCCTAATTCTTTAGCTTTCTTTTCAGCATCAGCATTAATATCGTATTCTTTACCCCAGTCTCTTAATATATCAACTAGTCTTGAAGCAACATTACCATCTGTTTTATTATGAGCTGCTCTAATATAGTTTCTTGAATTTGGTTGAATTGTTACACCAATTGTCCACATATTATTTGTTGATGGTAAATTAAAGTTATAAATATAATATTGTTTATTTTCATAAGTTAATCGTCCATTTGTGCTATTTACATAACCATCCCATTGTCCACGGCTTGTAACAATACAGTGTGTTGTATGACCATTTAGCATTCTATTAGCCTCATAAGAAGCAACTTCTAAAATTAAAATTCCTTTTTCAAAGAAAACTTCTTTTGCTCCAGATGCTCCCCATTTCATATTACAAGCTTGTAATTTTTTATAGAATTCATCAAATGAACCATTACCACAAGAGTTAAGATAACCATTCGCATTTTGTATTAACTCAATAATTGTCTTAAATCTTGATATAGGACTTCTAAAAACAACCTTACCAAATGTTTTCGAACCTTCTCTATCATCCATCATCATCTGACCCCAGAAACCTTTATATAATTCTGGATCTAATTCACTAAAAGAAGAGGCTAAATCTCTGAATTGATCCTTGATATAATTAGGAGAATCTTTTAAATCTCTTTTTAGGTGTGGTGGTAAGTCAGACTCTAATCTCTTGTAAGCTCTTTGAGCAGGTAATTTATTCAATGAGTCAATTAATTTCTCATTATTATTTGGTATTTTAATATCAATAAAGTTTAAATCAAAAGGTTTATCTAATAAATTAAGAATATCTTTATTCTCAATTAATTGTTGATATAAGTTTGTTAAATCTTCTAATGATATATTCTCAGCGTAATAGAAATAAACAAAATTAAATAACCAACCAATATTATCTCTATCCAACTGATATTCTTTACCATCAACCGTTGTTTTTATTTCACGAATTGATTTAAATTCAGGGGTTGTAATTAACTCTCTTAATTTATCATCATTTACCGGAATAGTTCTCATCACACCTGATAACTCTTTTCTTTTCTCAGAATCAACTAAAGTAAAGTCATTAGGTGTAAGTATTTTCTTCTCACCTCTTCCTAACTCTAGTTTCATTTTATCAGAAGTTGATTGATCAAATAAGTTTTCTAAACCAATTTTATTAGCCGCAGTTGTTAAGATATAAGTATCTTTCATAAACTTTTTAGCCTTATCTAAATTCTCATTTAAGATAAATTCGGATTTAATCAATTTTGATTTCTCTCTGATTTTAATTCTTTCATTCAACATCTCTATTTCTCTTAAATAGATTTCTTTACCTTCTTTTAAGAATTGAGAAAGAAACTTAACTTTTTCATAATCACCACTATCTAAAGCATCATCAATTAACTCTTGGATTTCTCTTGGTGACATATTACTATAATCTTGTTCTCTTTGAGCTGTAGCTCTTTTTAATTTTTCAATTTCATCCTCTTCATCATCAACCGTTGTCTCTGGTTGTTTTGGCTCGTTTTCGGAAGGAAGAGCAGATTTAAGATCTTTTTCTCTTTCCATTCTTTCCATTTCTTCTTCAAAATCAACTTCTTCTTTAATCAATTCTTCGATTTTAGTTCTAGCAATCGATTCAACAAATCTTTCTTCATTAATAGTAAACTCTATTTTACCACCTTCAACGACTTTATTAAAAGAAGAAAATAAACTCTTTGTTATTTCCAAAAATTGTTCATCCGTAAATTTACCATTATTATCAATATCCATTGCTAAAAAGTATAAAACTCTCTCAACCATATTTGGATATCTATCAGCGTCTTTACAATGATAAATAAAATCTCTAAACATCTTTTGAGCTAATGGTCCATATCTAAAATCAGAAGCTTCGTCCATATAAGAAGAAGTAGCCATTTTAATTTCCTCAGCTAATTCCTTATTCTTTTTAATAGCTGGTGATTGTAAAATCATATAGATACCTTTTACAGCCTCATGTATCAACATAGGAAAATCAACTCCAAATGCTTTAACAACAATTTTACTATAATTAGAATTTTCTTTTAATAATTCTAATTCATATGATATGTTTTTACTTTCCCACAAAACTCTAACAGCCCCTGCAATTCCACCTGGATTATCTTTAAATAGATTTGATTTAATGTGTATAGGAGTTGTCCAGTCACCTTTATCAGCTTCATCTGATATAAGACCCCATAATTTTAAAATCTCACCAGAATTATCACCTAAAATGTTTTTTAATTCAGAGGAAATTAATTCAGAAAACTTGATTATATCTTTGGTTGCTTTACCAGCACCTTGAGTAATCATATTTAAGATTTGTGTTTTATCAACAGCCATAGCGACATCTTTATTAGTTACTTCTGGCTCAATAATATTTTCTAAATCTTCCTCTTCATTAGATTCTTGTTCTTCGTCATCACCTCCAAAAAAACTAAAGAAATCGTCGTCTTCTTGTGATTGAGATTGTGACTGAGTTTCATCAGATTGTTCTTCATCGGATTGAGATTCTTCTTCTTTATAATCAGGTCTAACACCAGGTTGTTCTTGTTTTTTTCCCAATTCAGGCATTTCACCCATAACAGATTCACCTGGTCTGATTAGTCTAATATCTAATTCAATTGGTAGAAACTCAAATACTGCTTTATATTCAGTCTCAATAACTTTTTTTGCTAAGTTTTCCAATTGAGTATATTTCTCTTCAATCTGATTTTTTGGAATAGATCTACCCATTAGTTGATCAGCTTTATCAGCATATTCCATCAATCTACTTCGAGTTGGTTGATCTATATTAATACCTAAATTTTTAGTTGCTTCTTCTTCAGCTCTTGATGTAAAATCTTTCGGAAGACCGATGTTCTTTTTAATATCAGCTTCTTCAAAAAATTGTGAAAAGTCTTTTAATTTTAATTTCATAATTTTAATTATTTTTGGAAATAAGAATCGATTTCATTTTTTTCTTCTTTTGAAAGTTCTTTATAGATTCTTTCTAATCTATCAACAACATCTTTTTCAGTAGCTGTTTTTGTTTGTTCTTTAACAACCGGTCTTTCTAAAACCTCGTTTTCAAACATTTTAATATACTTATTGATGTATTTCATAGTAAAAAATATTTTTATAGGTTATATATTAAAATGAAATTTTCAGTTTTATCTTTTTAATATATAATTAAAAATTAAAATATTATTATGAAAAGGTTTTCTGATATACAAAAGAAATCAAAACTTAGAAAATTCAACGAAGACGCAAATCTTCCAACAAATTATGATGAATTATCTAAAGATGAACTTGTAAAAATGTTACAAGGTCAAGGTGCTCAAAGTCAATCTCAGGCACAATCACAGGCTCAAGCTCAGGCACAAAGTGAAGAAGAACCAAAACAATTCTTAGGCGAAGGTTCAAATCCGGGTAAATTCTTCTCTAAATTATTTGAAAGTAGAGAAATGGCACATATTTATCACTTACAAGTTAAAGGTGATATGGGTTCACATGCTAAACATACAGCGCTTGGTGATTATTATGAAGATGTTTTGGAATTAATTGATGATACGATAGAGGCATATCAAGGTCAATATGGTATTATTGAAGAATATGATGTAATTGATACAAAAGAAACCGCTTCTAAAGATACTATTGAATATTTCAATGAATTAGCTACTTTTATTAAATATTTGAGAAGGTTTAATGAGAGTTATGAATTAGATCCAGTTAAGTCTAACTTAGAAAGAATTTTATATAAATTAGAAAAATTTGATTTCAAAACAAAGGTTGATAACAAAGATAACTACCTTATTATTGAGATAACAAAAAACTCTGATGGAATTAGAGTCTTTAACTCTATTGATATTAAAGATGTAATATCTGAAGTTAATGAGTACTTAACATTAGGTGAAGGTTTACATCTAGAAGATATCGAGTCAACCGAAGTTAGAGGATTTCATCCAGAAAAAATCTCTATCGACATTAATAGACTTTTAAGAGATGATAGAAATTTTGTTAAATTAGTCTTATATTACTTTATATAGATAATTAAACCCACTTTTAAAGTGGGTTTTTTATTTCAATCTTTCCAAAATAATTACTATTTACACTTGTAACAGAATATCTTGATTTAACTGCCATTTTTGGTGAAAATTGACTATCTTTTATTTCTCTATTAAGGTTATAAACTTTATTTATTTTCACCCTTCTAATATTCTGTTTTAAACTACCATCAATTATAGGATTAGATGTTTGTATTATATACGGAGCAAAAACATAACCAGGTTCTAAATTACTTTTCTTTCCTACTAATTCCATATATTTTTTCAATTTTTTTCTTTCTCATTTTATGACGAGTGATTTGAAATGGTTGGAACCAATGACTATATGGATTTAACCTGGAACCAGGACCACCAAGTACAATTGTATTAGGATCGGGAGCTACAAACATAATTTATTTCTTTTCTATATAAAGGTATTTTCTACCTTCATCTTTATATGAATTTAAGTTACTTAAAGTTGTGTCTAGCTTATCAAATGTATTATCTAAATCTTTTTTAACGAGCTCTAAAGAAGCTATAGAATCATCTATTTGATCATTTCCTTTATCTGATAGATTTTTATAGTTATTTAATTCAATTATTAATGACTCTAAATATTTATTTTTTTCATTTAAAACATCTAAAAAGTCTTCAACTTCATTGATAATCTCATCTACTCTTTCGTTAGATAGTTCAACTTGTTCATTTTCAAAAAATCTCTTAATTCTCATATTTTCAATAATTAAATTTTAATATATATTAAATATGTCAATTCAAAGAAATACTAAAAAGAAAAATACTAAATCATTTATTGAAGATTGTATCACAAAAAGAGGTGATGAGTATGATTATTCATTAGTATCTTATGTTAATAACAAAGTTAAAGTTAAAATAATATGTAAATTTCATGGTATTTTTGAACAAACACCTAATAATCATTTAAGAGGTCAAGATTGTCCGGAATGCTCAGATAAACATTTTAATAAAAAGAATAATAAAGATATAATTAATGACTTTATCTTATTAAATGGTGATAAGTATGATTATTCAAAAGTGGATTATAAAGGTAGTAAGATAAAGGTTAAAATAATATGTAGAAAACATGGTGAATTTGAACAAACACCTAATAATCATCTAAAAGGACAAGATTGTCCAAAATGTAAAAAAATAACAACTGAAACTTTTATAGAAAGGTCAAATAATATACATTTGAAAAAATATGACTATAAATTAGTTGAGTATATCAACATGAATAAGAAAGTTGATATAATATGTTTGAAACATGGAAAATTCAAACAAATGCCACATTCACATTTAAGTGGAGTTGGTTGTCCAAAATGTCAAGAATCTAAAGGAGAAAGAGAGATTAGAAGAATATTAGAATTTAATAATATAGAATATATAAGTCAACACTCATTTAAAGAATGTTTTTATAAAAAAGAATTAAGATTCGATTTTTATTTACCTAAATTAAATATTTGTATAGAATACGATGGTGAACAACACTTCAAACCTATTGATTTTTATGGTGGTCAAGAAAGTTTTAAAATACAAAAGAGAAGAGATTTGATAAAATCAAATTATTGTAATTCTAATAATATCAAACTAATAAGAATATCTTATAAAGATGATATAAAAAATAAAATAGAAGATAATGTCTAATAGAATAATAAAAAAATTTGAAAAATTTAATGAAAGTTTTACCGAATTCAATCTTCAAAGATTTGGTGCTGAGACATCAGCTGGGTCTATATCAGGTGTTGATGATCCAAAATTATCTTTAAATGCGTTTGATAAAAACCAAGATGCTATTAGACAAGCAATGGCTAGAATAAATGATATTATGTTTAAATTATCAGGTTCAAATGCTTATGCTCAACTAAGAGGTAAATTAGCACTTGAAGATCAAGATATAAAAAGTATGAAAATACTTAGAATTTTAAAATCTCATAATATTTATTATAATGTTTATTTAACTTTTATAATTGGTGAAAAAGAATATTGGGGGGTTATTGAAAATATTTTTAGTCCAAATGCTGAACTAGAATCAGAAGTTTTTAAAGACTATGATTTATACCAAGCAAAAGAATGGGTTATTAAAATAAAGGGATTGATAATTAAAACTATCAAAGAGTGGTTAAAACCAGAACCAGGAACATATAAACTTATAAATGATGAAATTATTTGTTATTCAATTGAAACTGGAAAACAACTAATCATGGATAAAGGTTTAGAAATAGAGGTTGTAAGATCACACCCTGATAAAATCATAGTAAGACATGGTGATGAAACTTACAACCTTGTAGGTGATAATTATATTTACTTCAATTGGTGGTTCGAAAGGGAAGTTTAAATAGTAGTTCAATTAGATTACCTACGGATTGACTACCGATTCAACCATAAAACATAGCCTTATTGTGTACCCACCTGATGCCAAAGGTTGAAATTGCATTCTTATTTCAAGAGTACTGGAATCAATAACTTTACCCGATATATGTTGACAATAATAGAGTATATTAGGATGTGTATCTTGTAAACCAAAATTGGAAACAACAACGTTATCATCAGGACCACCCGTAAATGTACCAGAAGCGAAGGTTATGCGAACTGTTATCCAACCAGATGTGGTTGAAAAACTACTACCGATTCCAGATACATCAGTTACAGCAATCACTCCACCTTTTTGAGTACCATAGTAACCAAATCCACCACCACTCGAATTTCTAACAAATACAATATACCCGGATGTATGATTACTGACGATATTATTAACTCTACCAATCATCACACCTTGATTATTTATCTCCATTTTTTTAACACCAAGAGAGGTAAAACCAATCACACCCGGATCACTTGAATAAAGACCAGTTGAAGTACTATTATTAAAACACAGTGATGGTTTTGTAATAGTACCAGACACGGTTGGTGTCTGTGCTACTCCAGTATATCCCCACAATTGAACACCCTGAGAATTCACATAAGCAGCTGTATAAGTATTTGAACCATCTTCCACATCAAATCTGGTGATTGTTCGACTACTAGAAAGTTCAGATGTTGTAAATCTAGCAGTTATTAAAACGCCATAAGCAAGTGATGTTCCATTATTTTTTATTTGAGTTCCATACCCATTAGAGATATTAGAATATATTAGAGTTTGGCCAAGACTCGAAAGTTGAATGTAGTTGTTTGTTATTTCATTATAGATGTTAAAAGTACTATTGTTAGAATTTCCAAATCCTAAATAAGCTGATCTAGTTGGAGTTAATGTTGTGTCTAATCCACCAGTTCTATAAAATTGTATATAAGTACCACCAGCAGTAGTATCAGAACCTCCTTGTGATCTACCAAACAAACTTAAAAGACCCCCATTTCCATAAATTCTAACAGAACCAGAACCTTGTGATGAACCACTAGTAAAAACTCTAAGAACCTCATCACTATTAACAACTGTACTGATATAAGTACTAGCTTGATATAATCCATAATTAGATATATTAAATGTTGTACCAGTACCACCAAATCTTAAACCTAAAGAAGATTTACTACTTCCGGATGGAACTCTAACATAAGAAGAATCAACCTCCAATCTTTGATTTCCTGATGTTGAAATAGATACTTGGTTTGTAGAAGATAAGTAAATACCACTTGATAAATTATTAATAAATGAATAAGGTGGAGATGAAGGTGATGATGTTGATTTAACCAATATTTGACCAGTTGATGGTATAATACCAATCCTTTGTGTAGCACTTTGGTTATAAATAAGTAAAGAACTTTGTGATGGTTGATTATCGGGTACTGAAGTAAGATAGTGTATGTTATTTGAACTACCACCACTCGTAGAAACCGAGCTAATACTAATACCACTAGACAAAGCTGATGAAGCAACCCACTCAAGAGCACTACCAGCCGAATTTGTTCTTAATATATAATCAGCAGTTCCTGGTTGAATTTGAGATAATACAATTTTAGAAGAGGATGTATCAAAATTACTAGGAACTATATTTGTAATATTAGCACCATTTCCAGAAAATGAAGTAGCTTTAATAGTACCAGATACATCCAACTTAGCAGTAGATGTAACAGAGCTAGCATTGTTATGATTTATAGCAATAGTTTTACCAGTAATCACACCAGCTGGTGTTGTGTATTCAATCTCAAACATATTACTATTAGTAAGAAAGTTATTAGAATTTAAAACCTTTAAAACCTGACCCAGTCTATATGTAGTTGTTTCGGTAAATGTAGGTATAATAGTAGTCGGAACTGATAAACCTGTTGAATTTTCTTTCTTCCATCCATTATTTACCCAAACATAAGGTACTCCCTCACTAGTATCAAATACTCTCAAGCCCTCATATTTATATACTATAGCATCTCTTGCATTTGATCCTGATGCTACAATTCTATCATCTATTGGTCTAGGTGAACTAAGTTTAAAACCATCTATAATTTCTATTGCCATAAACTATATATAAAATTTTTAATATCCAAATTGGAAAATTTCTGAAGGAGGTCCAATTTCAACACTCTCCCACTTATAAACATAAAATTCTTTTGATTGCCAGTAACCATCTGGTGATGAAAGTACTTTAGTTGTATATGAAAACGAAGCTGATATAGTAGCACCATAACTATTATAAATATTTGATAGTGTACCATAATCTTTATCATATATAAAAAAGAAGTTTCCAATACCTGTTATATCATAACTTTTATCCTCTTTAGGTTCAATTTTTTTAGTTAAACTGGATAAATTGGCTATTGTTATTGAACTAAATGTACTAAATCCATAAAAATAAGGATAAACACCAACAACTGATTTTGTTATACTATTACTATTTAATCCATCATTGACAGTCATAGTAAATGTTGATGTTGTTGCTTGTAATGGTGTTATAACAGCTCCTTCTATTTCACCATTTATTTTAAATGAATAAGGACTAGAAATAGGAGCATAACTACTAGGTATCATATTAGTAAATAATGTAGGTAGTAAATCATTTGTTCTTTTATAGATAGTATAATCTAAAAATATTTTTGGTGAAGTTCCTACTTCTAAATATTTATTAGTTTTTAATACAAGATCACATTCAGGTGCTTGATATTCATAAATTATTCTACTAAGTAAATCGGAAAGACTATTTTTTGAAAAAGTAGATCCAGGTTCTATATCACCGATTTTAATTGGAACCATTCTATGATCAGTAAAGTCAAGTGAATAACCATTTAAATTAGCAGGATTACCATATAAATTAAGTTCAGAACCAGTGACACCAGCCCAATCAGTATTAGTAACTTCAATTTTTGACCAAGTAAGTCCTCCGTTAAACCATGTTAGTATCTTACCATCTAACCCATCGGTTGTTTGCTCATCAGTTGATTGTTGTATAGTAGGGTAAATAATATTATTAATAGAAACAGTACCTCCAGAATTGGTATTTAAGCCAGTATATGGATCTATACCACGTGATAATAAAGATATATCACCACTTGAATTTATTAAATTCAAAGTTAATTTTGAAGCTGTTGTACCAACAACATAATCACTTGATATGTATGGTGATTTAGTGTATATTGATGAGTTTGTACCAGATAAAATAACGATTTTAGTTTGTAATTGTGTTATAGAATCCTTCTTAGTATTGAATAAGAAAAGATCCACTTCACTACTCAACAAATCATTATTCATTATTTCAGTAGTTGAATAGGTACCATTACTATAATACCTTTTACCTAAATATATTTTTTTTGTTAAATCTTCATTTGGATTTCCTGTATCTATACCAATATAATATGAACCACTAGCACTTGTCTCTTTAAATGGTGTTGTGTCCCATATTGATAATATAGAGTCTCTCAACATTTTTGGTGAAATTAATTTATCCTCATTATCAAATAAGTTAGTATAAACATAGTTATTACCAAAAGAATATGATTGTGTTCCTGAATCAGACAATACTAAAACACTACTCAATGAGTAGTAAGGCCATAATTAAAATTTAAATTCAAATGATCCATTTTGTGAGTAACTACAAGTAGCTACTGTTCTCCAAACAGTGTAATTAGTTGGAGTAGCATAATTAGCGTTTGATAATCCAGTACTATAAGTAAAGAATGATGAAGATAAATCACCATTATATAATATAAATCCATTAGGATCCTTTATTCTAGATACAACGGTATTAAAATAAGCTGTTGGAAAACAAAAATAAAAGTATCCACTACCGGTAGAATTAAATGTAACTGAATTAGTTACCCCTGGATATGGTTGCAATAATTTTGAAATTGTTGTAACTCCACTTGTAAATATCGAACTATTTGTTGTAATAACAGAATTTGTAAAACCATAAAATATAGGGTAAATATAGGTAAATGAAGCAGTAGCACTATGACTAAATCCATAAGGATAAGATGATGCTGTAAAACCATCTCTATCAGAAACTTGAAAACCAAAGCTAACGGTTCCATATGTTGCTCTACTTTTAGATATACTAACCGTTCCACTAAATGTTGTACCAGGTAATGATGTTGAAAAAGATAAACCACAATATGGTTGACCCAATGGGTATAAAGTTGTTCCAATTGGACTTGGCTCATTTGAAATTACATAATAATCTCTAACATACTCACTACTTTCTCTTGGATATATTGTAAGATTATATTTTAAGTTTAAAGTTGCGGTTGTTCCAACTTCAGCATAACTATTTAAACTAGATGTATTTATAGCCTCAACTGAGATATGAGGTGGTATATAAGGAAATAATAAATTTCTCAACACTTCACTAATAGGCCAATTTTGATAACCACTACCATTATAAAAAGAGTTTGATGAGAAAGATGTTCCAACTGCAATACCACCAACTTTACTTGGCACTATTGTATTATTTATAAACTCTAAAGAGTATCCATTTAAACTAACGGTACTACCATAAATATTTGTTGGACTTCCTGGACTACCAATAGTAGCAATACTAACATTTGTATTATCCCATCTTAAACTACCATTAGGATAAGTACCATAATATCTCAATACTTTACCATTTGAAGCAGAAGCGGATGATTCAGCAACAGTTGGAAAAATTATACCGTTGATAGAAACTCTACCAGTTGAGCTATAGATGTTAATTGAACCACTATTAATTGATGGATTTCTAAACTCAAAATCAAATTTTGTTCCATCACTAATACTTTCTATATAAGGGGCTTGTGTATATAAAGATGAATTGGTACCTGCTAAAATTGCAATTCTAGTATTACTCTGTGTAGATGTATCAGGTTTTGTATTAAAAATATAAATATCATTATTAGTATTGTTTAATAATGTAGGATTTAAAATATCACTACCACCAAATTGTCTTTTACCTAAATAAATTTTTTGCTTTATATCACGATTAGATGGATTACCAGAATCTATACCAATATATTCAGTTCCAGCAGTTGTGGTGGTTTGTTTAATTGGTGAATTCGCCCAAGTTGATAAAAAAGCATCTCTAACATCTTTAGGTGATATAAGTTTGTGTGTATTATCTGGAATATTTTTTAGTACACTTAATATATCTGGAAGTCTCGAAGCTTCATACTCAGTACCGATGTTTACACTATATGTAGCAGGCATTTAATATATTCTTTTTTTGTATATATTAAATAAAAAAAGTCCGATTTAACATCGGACTTTATATTTTAGAAAATTTAATTTTAATTAAATAAAAACTCTAATGTTATTAAATCTTTTACCTTAGCAGTCTCCAATTTAAGATCTTCAAAATTTATTTTATCATAAGGAATTTCATTTTCCAACTCTAAAAAGTCATTCATTTCATTTTGAAATGCTTCTGGATTTGTTAAATTAACAGCACCTTCTACTTCTTGACCATCTTGGTTATATACTTTAGTAGGTTGTCCATTTTCATCACGATCAGTATATTTCTCGATTAATCTTTTTTCTAATTTTGCTTTATCTTCAACAATAGAAGATAATTCTTTGATAATTCTAGTTAATCTAAATGCGCAAGTAGCGTTGATATCAGTATCAATTAATGTATTTAATGCTGATATTGTTTCACTTGATAATTCTGAATTTTTTATTTTAATAGACATATTACTTTATTATTTTTTTATTTTATGTATTTATTTCTGTTTTGTTTTCTCCTAACCTATTTTTTATCAATAAAAAATAATTTTCATCCTTTTCAATTAAAATATATTTTCTATTTAAAATTTGACAGGCTTCACCGGTTGTACCAGATCCAGCAAAAGTATCCAACACCAAATCACCTTCATTAGAGTGTTTTTTAACTAAATCTTGTATTAAACTAAGTGGCTTTTGAGTTGGGTGATCCAATCTTTCTTTTCCATGACAAATTGGATATCTATAAACACCATTATCATACTCGGAGTTAAAAGTAGGTTTCTTACCTTTTACAAAAGTGAAAAAATATTCGTTAGCATTTGAAAGATAATTAACTTTAGAATTTATAGGAACTGGATTGGTTTTTTGCCATTGACAAACTCTTGCTTGTTTGAATTTATACTTATCGGCTATTTCTTTTATAATAGTTGACTTCCATATATCAAAAAAGAATATTAGAGTACCACCATCTTTTAATATTCTAAAATATTCTTTAAATAAGAGATCCCAGTTAATTTCTTCTTTATCCCATTCACCAAAGTCAATAGAGTGACTACCATACTTTGTTATTATATCAGAATTAGCTTTATCTGAATAGTTTTTAAAATTTGATGACTTGGATATTTGATAAGGTGGATCTGTTAATATCAAACTAATTGATTTATCTTTTAAATTAGATATATAGTTAAAGCAATCATCATGAACTATAATAATGACTTTAAAGTCTTTATCAAAAAAGCAAATGATAAAGATATAAAAGACTATGAGATGGGCTTTGTAATAGATGATTTAAGTGTAGTTCTTAGAAAAGTTAAGAAGATCGTTAAGAAGAATATTATTATACCAGATAGTTATACATTTGAGTATATAAAAAGTATTGATGTTATTTTCTTATTTTTTGAAATAGTAAAATTTACAAAGAATAAAAAGATTAAAATTTTCTACTTTGATGAATTTGGTGAAGATCACGTTGTTGATTTTGAATCAAAAAATTTTAACTATTTTAATTTTAAACATCTAAATAAAAATTGGAATAATGAATTAAAAGAGTTTTTAATTGATGGATATAAATTTACATTACCATCATTAGGCGTTGAAAACTCAATAACTCAATTTCTAATAGATAAATCTTATGAACCGGGTGCTGAAAAGTATAATGAATATAATTATAACTTTGTTTATTTTGTTGGTAACAAAGACTTTTTAACTTATGATGAAATAGATAATCTAATTCAAATATTTAATAATGATTTAGATGATGATGAAAAATATAAAGTTGATAGTATAATAAATAAATTCTTAGGATTACATAAATACACACTCAAAAAAGGAGATAAAGTTATTGAAATAACCTCTAGAATAAATTTAGAAAATATATGGAAATAAAAAAACCCACTCAAATGAGTGGGTTTTTTGTTATTAAATCTCAATGGATTTAATTTCGTTTACTAACGCATTTCTGTCAGTTTTTAGTAATTCAATTACATCAAAAACTTTATCAGAAAAACCAGCCAAACAGTAAACACCATTTTCAGGTAGTTGTAAAGTACCATACCCAGCAAGATCCCAAGAGAATACTGAAGGATTAGCCCCAAATCTTTTCTTATATTGGTTAAACTCAGCACTTGGTGATGTATAACCAATCCAACCTTGCATATCACTTAAAATAACGATGTTATCATAAGCCTTATTAGCATTTTGGAAGATAGACTTAAAGTTAGTACCACCACCAGAGTATCTAAAAGAGCTTCTTATTGTCATTACAGAATCCAATGGATTGTAAGTCTTATAATTAGCACTTGTAGAGAAAGTCATAACGTCACAGTTATTTGCTTTCGCAATAATTGCTCCGAATAAACTCGCAATTTCTGATGGTCTACCACTCATAGATCCAGATACGTCCATTACAAGTAATGTTTCACCTTCAAACTTTGGTACATTTTGTACTGAAACTTCAAGAGCGTTGTTGATAGCAACTAACACTTGTCTTGTTTCCTTGTTTGAAGGAAGCTTAGAGATTTCTTCATAAGCTGTAGAGAATCTGAATGGTAAAACTCTACTCTTTTTGATTAATTTTTCATCAACCAACATTTCACAAGCCGCAGTAACAGATTGTGGAGCTTGAGAGACAATGTTTCTCAAGTTTCTTAAAAGAGCAAAGTAACCCAATTTTCTTGTAGAGATTAACTCTGTCCAAGCATCAGCCTTTAATTGTGCCAAATCTTCTGAGTTCTCAGCTGATTGACCAGCTGCTGATAACTTAGCTTCCCAAGTATCAGTGTTTTTTAACTTATCATTGATTAATAAGTTAAGTGCTTCAGAGTTTTTCTCTGTTGGCACTGGGTGTACTAAGTTAACAACGTCAACTAATTTATACATTTTTCTTTTTTTCATAAATTATACTTTTAAATTTTTCTTCAAATTTTTCCTCTATACCTTTTATACTATGGTGACATTTTTCACATAATGTAATTCCAATTCCATTATCTATATCCCAAAGAAAATTACACATGATGTAATCTTCGTATTTTAAAAGATTGTAATCCTCTACAATCTTTGAGAACTTTATAATATGATGTGAATTTAATTTACCACCACTATTACAAATTTGACATTTATATAAGTCACGATCATATATAGATTTTCTCCATTCCTTATATAGAGATGATTGTTGTAATCTATTTCTAAATGTGGATCTACCTCCTTTCCACATAGGGTGTTTAAATCCAGGTCTAAGTCCTATAAATTTACTTCTTATTTTATCTTTATGCTCATCTGTTAAATTTTTACCTAAGTGTGAATTTGATATATTTTTTTTTCTCTCTTCGGTATGTGGCTTGGAATTTGAAAATGAAATTTTTTTCTTATGTTCATCTGTAAATTTTCTACCTTTACCAGCATCTGAGTAGTTTCTTGGTTTAATTTCATATTTTTTAAACCAGTGATATATAACACCTCGATTTAAGTTTAATTTTTTTTCAATTTTAGAGTAAGATAAATTTTCCACAAAATATAAATACTCCTAATCTTCTTTTGAAATAAAAAAACTCATAATATACTTTTTAAGTATATATTATTTTTCAAATATCATTTTTTCCATTTAGACAACTGATAACCATCAAATCTATCAAATGATTTTGCGAATCCCTTTTTAATAGAGTTAGGAATTTTAGTCCCACAATTTGTATTATAATAAGCTAATATCTCCATCATATCATCAGGTCTAACAACTATTTTATCATAGAAATTCTTAGCAAAATCTTTTCCAGATAAATACTTTGCTAACTCACCTGCTAAAGCATGTGCAACAGATCTCATACCAAACTTATCTCTGGCATAAATAGCTGCTTTAGCGGCAAAAACAGGATCAACTTTGATTAAAAGTTTTTTCAACTCATTCAAAGATTGATCAGATGATCTATAAAATTGATCACTAACAAATGATGTTAGTAAAAATGATACTAATGCTAATTCATCAGATTGTGAATAAGCTTGACCTCCTGCTAAGTTATTAGTTAAGGTCTTTTGTTTAGGTAATGTTGCGTTAAATCTAGCCATAATTTCTTTAATTTTATTTTAATATTTTTAATTTCTTTAATTTCTACAAAAAAAAATGACCAGAACTATACATTTGTATATCCTGGTCATTATAATAAGTAACAGACAAGAAAGTTTAGCCTAAGCGTCATAGAGAATTCTCCCGAAACTCTATCAATGGTTGTAGTGACCATTCCACTCGTCTCCGTAACGTGAAGACTAACGGACTTTTTCACCTCAGAATATTCCAGAGAATATACCTTCTTGGTAGTCGTAGCTGTCGCTTTTGACACTTTTCGATCTGAATTGTTATTTATAGTTCGAAGTATCTCAGAGCTATTGCTATGTCTGTTTTAATAATGACCGAGAAAATTGAGATAAGGTGTGTTTTGAAATTATCCTAAAAATTGCGAAGTAACCTTTTCTCTAACTACGGTAATTTTGTTTTTATTTTATATTTATATTTTAAAAAGTTTAAAATTTCTTTAAAAGATTTTCATTTGTTAAATCTCAGTCAGAAATCTTTTACAAATATACATCTTTTATTTTAATTACCAAAAAAAGTTTTAATTTTTTTAATATGATTATATATGTGTAATTAAAATTACAATCGAAAAAGTGTGGATTTTATACAGAAAATGTACAAAAATGTACAAATCAAATTTAATATATAAAATATGAAAGCTAAAGAAGTAATGAATACCATCATCTGAAACAGAAGAGGATGTTATTAGATTAAATCACTATACCAACTTACAACCACTTTGTAGTAAAATAAATAGAGACGTTAAAAGAGATTTATTTTTATAGAAAAAAAAATGGCGAAAGTAAACTCTCACCATTTATAAGTATTTGATAATCAGTTATATATCACGAGCCGCATGCCATGCATTCACCAGGATCTGAATCTAAGCTACACGAGATTTCAGCCATTTGTTCTTCAACAGTTTTCTTAGCCGTATCTTGTTGTACAGTGAATTTAACTGCGTCTGCCGCTGATTTATTTCTTAAATAATAAATACCAGTTTTTAATGTGTATCTCTTATCTTTATAACATCTTGCTTTACCTTCTGAATCGTAAATAACTTGAATATTTTCTCCTTGTGGGATAATAACTTCACCATTTTCATTGGTCATTAAGTTTCTTCTACCCCATCCATAGAAGTGCATCGCTGTCAACTTAGCAAAGTTTGGAGAATCCATAAAAATATTCATTGATTGAGTTTGGTCAATAAACGCTCCTCTATCAGCAGCCATCTCGATAACATCTCTTTGTTTAATCTCATAAACAGTTTTAAAGATTTCTTTCAAGTTAGTTGGTACTTCAGGTACATTTTGAACCGAACCATTCTCAGCAATAATTTTCTTTCTTAAATTTTCATTCCATAATCCTAACTTAACTAATTCTTTAACTAAATATTTATTTACCATAATGAAAGTTCCTGAAAGAACACTTCTTGTGTACATATTTGAAGTTTGAGCTTCACAAGATGCTTCATTACCTAAGATAGAAGCTGTTGATGCTGTTGGCATGATACAAGTTGTTAAAGAGTTTCTAACACCATACTTCTTAACTTCTTCTCTTAATTTATCCCAATCCCATCTTTTACTAGGTTTAGTTCCCCATAAATCAAATTGGAATTTACCTTGTGAAATAGGTGAACCTTCATAAGTTGCGTAAGTGCCTTGTACTTTAGCTAAATCACAAGAAGCTTTAATTGAAGCGTAATAGATAGTTTCAAAAATATCTTTATTTAATTGTTTAGCCTCTTCAGATTCATATGGTAATCCTAATTGAAAGAAAACATCTGCTAATCCTTGAACACCTAAACCAACTGGTCTATGACATAAGTTAGAAAATTTAGCTGATGGTGATGGATAAAAGTTAACATCAATAACATTATTTAAGTTAACAATCGCATCATAAGCAATATCATAAAGTTTATTAAAATTATAAGTTTTATTCTTATTGATAAACTTAGGAAGTGCTAAAGAAGCTAAGTTACAAACTGCTGTTTCATTTACTTCTTCTTGACCCCAGAATTCACCTAACCCTAATTTCTCTAATAACTCTTTATTTTCTAAAATAGCTTTTTGCGTTTTAGTAACGCCTGTCGCTTCAACTATTTCAGCACAGTTATGTACTAATATATTATTAGCATAAAAGTTGTGATTTTTATTCACAGTAATGTCATAAACTGGTCTATTTTTTACTTTTTCGATTTTGATCATAATATTTTTTTTATTTTTTATGAAAATTGATTTTTATTTTTCTTAAATGTCTTTAGATATTCTCTAATTTCATTTTCTTTATTCTTAAATTTATTTTCCCAATCATCCTTATAGATTATATAATAACCTTTTGTTGTATGATATGGATACATTTCCTCTTTTGAATTTGTACTTGCGGTCTTGGAAACCGACCTATTTGATGAGTTAATATAATTAGATACATCAAAACAATAATCAAATTCTCTAATTATATTGAAGTCTTTATCAAAAAGTAAAGTTTTTTTAGCTCTACTATTACCAGATCCACTTCTTTGTTTGGATAGCTTTTCTCTTGTTGATATTGACGCGGTTCTACCCATATTCCAATGTTCTCCTCTCAACTTTGCTTTATGTGATGGATATTCTTCTAAAGGAAGACCATACATATTATTATTCGATCCTAAAGCATTTCTTCTATGCTTTTCTCTTATCTCCTCTTTTCTTGGATTATTAGTAAAGTTATCACCACCATCTCCTCCTTTTGATATATTAACTAGAGGTCCTGACTTATCATATCTATTACCAATGATTAGTATCATATCTTTTTCCTTAAAAAAGGCATCTGATATACTCATACCATCAATATATTTCAATATAATTGGTTCTAATTTATCTGATAATATACTCTTTATTATATTCTTTTTGTAATTATTATTTGTTATATCCTTATCGTTTTTCGCGTATTGTAAATGTCGAACTTTTCGATCATGTATAGTTTTACCACTAGAAGCACCAACATAAAAAGGTTCATGATTAAATTCATATTCACCATATTTATAGTCTCCTGATTTTCTAGGATCCAGATAAACATAGATAAAGGATGTATTATCTATGTTATCTGTTATAAAATCCTCATAATTAAACAAGTTCTTTTTCATTTAATAATAAAATATCATTTTCTTCTAAATCACCAGCTCTAACATATCCTCTATTTTGAGTCCAAACTTGATGATCCTCTGTACAGATTATGTAATTCCCACTTTCATCTGTTACTTTGATAGTTTCCGCATTATGATTGGTTATACCAGAGTTTTCAACCAAACACCACTCATCAATTCCTGTTTCTAAGTCTCTAGAAAGAACTTCTATTTTCTTACCATTCTTAAACATAAGATCTATTGTGACCATATCAAATTCTTTCTCTACACCTTCAACTCTACACTTAACTAAAGTATCTCCATCTAAACATAGATTAGATGAGTGTATCATTCCAATATTTGATTGATTTGATTTCTCATTGATTGAATCTTTGTATAATAAGTATGGTGTACCAGTTTCAATTTGAGATTCTAATATTTTATTCCAAACTTCTCTTGCTTTAACAACTCTTTTAGCTTTTCCAGCCGCTTCATAAGAAGTATAAAGTTTGTTAAATTCTTCACCATAAGTTTCATTCAATCCAGTACATTCGTGAGGACACATTAATGACCAATCAGCATCTAACTCAACTCTTTCCATAAACAAGTCGTTCATCCACATTGCTAAGAAAAGGTCACGAGCTCTAATTTCATCTTTACCTTGGTTCTTTCTTAAATCTAAGAAGTCCATAATATCAGCGTGCCATGGTTCCATATAAATAGCAATTGATCCTTTACGTTTACCACCACCTTGGTCTACCGCTCTCGCTGTCTCATTATAGATTTTTAAGAAAGGAATAATACCATTTGAAGTACCGTTTGTACCAGCAATATAAGTTCCTTTAGCTCTTACTTTGTTAAAAGAGATACCAATACCACCCGCGTTTTTAGAGATTTGAGCAGCTTCTTTTAATGTGTTAAAAATACCATCAATAGAATCTGATTCAGTATCTAATAAGAAACAAGAAGATAATTGTGGTCTACCTGTTCCAGAGTTGAATAATGTTGGTGTTGCGTGAGTATAATAACCTTCTGATAATTCGTTATAAGTTTTAATTACTTTTTCTAAGTTTTCACCCCAAATTTGAAGTGCTGTTCTCATATACATATACTGAGGTCTTTCAGCAACTTTACCATTAATTTTTAATAAGTAAGATTTCTCTAAAGTTTTGTAACCAAAGTAATCAAAGTTATGATCTCTTGAGTGTACAATAGCTGAATCTAAATCATCAGCGTGTTTTTTAACAATGTTGTAAAAATCCAAAGAAACAATTGGAGAATGTTTCTCTGTCATTGGATCTACATAGTTATATAAATCTTTAACTGTTTCTGAAAAGCTCTTTTTAGTTTCTTTATGTAAAGAAGTAATAGCGATTCTTGCTGCTAAAACTGAGTAATCTGGGTGTTTTGTTGTAAGAGAAGCCGCAGTTTCCATTGCCAATTGATCTAACACAGAAGTTTTAATATCTGGTGTAATACCTTCAATAACTTTTTGTGCGATCTCAAACGGTGCTATCCACTTTTGATCTAATCCATAAGTTTGTTGTGTTATACGATCAACAATCTTATTGAAATTAACGGTTTCTTTCTTACCATTTCTTTTTGTGACTTTTATCATGCTCATATTTTAATTTTTGTTTTTTATATATTTCATCGTTTTTTTATTTAAAATATTAAACCTTTAAAATTTTTTGATTTTTTATAGCTCATTTTATAAAAAATCAATGTTGTTAAGTTTATTTAAATTATACTTAAATTTTGTGTTATTTAAGATTTTTGTTATAATACTGATATGAATATCATAGATATTTTCATAAGAATCAACTCTAAACATTGAATCATCGTAGTTAGTTTCTAAAACAACTCCAGTAATTAATTTATCATCACCAAACTCATCATGCCACATGAATTCTATTTCGGTTCCAACATAAATATTTCTATTCATAACTTGTTTAGAATTTGCGTTTTTACCAATATGTTCTTGTAATTCTTTTATTATCAAATTACGCCATTTATTATCTAATAATTTAAACATATTAAATAGATTATCTGAAAAATAAACTGCTAACTCATTAAACAATTCTATATTAGTAAAACTTTCACTTTCTAAATTTCTTTTCAATAAGGTATAATATTGATTAAAATCTGATCTTGAAGGTTTTCTTCGATTATTCATGAAATTAAGAGATGTATGTTCCGTTAAAACGGCATAAACTCTTTCTTTAACCAATTTTGTTCTAATATAATTTTCATTATCAATAGATTCAAAATAGTAGTTTGATGATTTATCAACTTCGATGCTTTCTTTATGATAAAAAGCAAATCCATCCATATCATCTTCACTTAAAGGATCTTCTTTTTTACCCTTAAAAATAGAATCATATTTTAATGAATGTTTACCTTCGATTTTATGTTTAGAAAGAACTATATCATCTTCATCCTCTGAACTTTTTTTCTCATCATCCATCAAATTTAAATCATCATCGTCAATTTCAATCAAAATATCTAAATTGTCATCATCGTCTAAATTCAGATCAGAATCTGATTTTGATTCATCATCAAAATCTTCTTCATCGTCTAAATCATCAATAATTTCATCACCGACTTCATTATCTAATTCATCATCGAAATCTTCTTCATCATCTCTAACTTTTTTAGCCATAGATTTTTTTTATTTTTTGTATTGTTTTATATAATTTTTTATTATCTTTGTTTCTTATTGATCTAAAAACTGATCGTTTTCTAGTGTTAAATAAACTGGATTTAAACTCAATCTAATCTGTGATTTTAAGAAATCACCATCTCTTTGTTTAAGTAGTTTAAATCTATATAAGTTTTGTCTTTTCATTTCTTCTGTACGGATGATAGCAAAGAAGGTGTCAGCAGTCTCTGCTATTGCTTTTGACTCAGGTACGGCTTCTAATGTAATATCGGATGAGTTCCAAGCATCTTTAGCAACCTGCACACCAGTTATAACAGGACACATATATTTTGCTCCCATTGCTCTTAATCCCTCTGCTAAGTGTTTACCCTTAGTATAAAGATTATCAGCATTAGATCCTTTATTAGCAGCAATCAATGTAATATAATCAACTATAATTAGGTCGATTTTTATACCTCTCTTTTCTTTTAATCTTTGAATATAATTATCAAAGTCATTAACAGTTGCTGTTCCGGCTGCCCAGAATTTAGTTATAATTTTACCAACTTTATTTTCAAATAAATCAACACCACCTTCTATTCGTTTGAGAGCATCTATCTTAGATTTAATCAATTCAACATCCTTAGATTGATTATCATAATCATTAATAGGAATTTTTAACCTCATAGCACCTAATCTCTTCATAACTTTACGCTCACTCATTTCAAGAGTGATATAAAGAACATTGTGTCCCATATTTGCTGATTTAACGGCAAAATTTTGCATCCAAAGAGAATTGTGACTAAGAATATCATTTATATAATACTGTTTATTAGAACCCTCTGATAGTTGTAAATCATACATATGTGAATTTTTTCCGGTTTTTGATATATTCATAATTTGCTCCGGTCCATCTTTTGTCATTATAAAATTACCCAATTCTAATTTCTCACAATATATCTCTGTCAAATCACATTTTTTTGATGAAAAGTCCATATTATCACATCTATATAATAGATGTTTGTCAGCGCATATTAAATTTTTACCACCGGAGGTAATAATTTCAAATTCTTCAAATTTTATTGTTTTACCAATACCCTCTATATTAACCCATCCATTTGGGGTCAATACCTCAAAATTATCCACCTCATATGCTTCGATGAATTTATCATAAAGCGGTCTATCATACTTACCTTCTAATAGACTATCTGCTTCTATTACTTCAAAATTATCTAAATTATTCATTAATAAATTTTATACATTTTTCTACGGTTTGTTTCGGGTTTTTTCTATATTCAGATTCCCAAACAATAAAAACTTCATAACCCCTTTTTCTAAACCAATTGATTTTATCAATATCTTTTTTCCAAATTTCTTTTGATGTTACTTTCAATATAGGATGTATAAAGCTCTCATTATACTTATCAGGGTTACAGTGCCAATAATCACCATTAAATTCAATACATTTCTTTTTACTATGATCAACATAATCAAATCTATAATGTCTTTTATTTATTTTATCATATCTAATGGTTTCTGAGTTTAACTCTTCAAAATTAATTTTGTTATTTTTAAAGTTCTCATAAATACTCCAGAAAAGATTTTGTGAAATTTTAGAATATCCACCATTATTAAATAATTTTTTTCTATTAATTTCTATTTTCTCCTCTTCTGTTTTTGAATCTATTGTTTCGATCCATTTCCTCTGTCTCTCTTCAAAAACTATTTTACCATCTTCTTTGCCATATTTTTCAATACATTTTTGTAACGAAAATCTATTTTGTATTTCAGATATCTTTTCAATAGCCTCCTCTTCACTAAAACCTCTTTTTAAATAGTACTCCTTTTTCGTTGGATATTTATGTGCATATTTTTCAGGATTTGATTTTAATTTAATAGAGGTTTTTAAATGAATTTCATCCATAACCTCTTTTGCTTTTAAAATAGCATTCTTTTCAGAATATCCCTTCTCAATCCAAAAATACTTACAGTTTCTACTTCTTTTTTTGTCCCAATTTTTATCTATTTTTCTTAATTTATTTTGTGATTCAATCCTTTCTTTCAACTGCCTTTCATTTTCTATTTTAAATTGAACTTCAGCTTCTTCTCTAGAAAGCATATTTCTATACATGAATCCCTCTACACTATGAGAGTTAAATGATTTTTTAACACACTCTTGACTCTCACATAAATTTCTATATCCCTTTGATATAGAAATAAACTTACCTTTACTACCACAAAAGAAACAAGAATTGTCTCTGTGATTTATATAAGTATCATAATACTCTTCATGATTCATTTTCAATGTTTTTGTAACATAACAAGATAAACCCTGTGAACTCTCAAATATTCTATTACTAATAGGACAAGTGTAAGGAAATTCTATATCCTTATATCTTTTTTTAGCATCTGCATTCATACTTAATATTTTATTTTTATATATTAAATATCAACACCCCACTGACTAACTTTGGCAAAGAATGTTCCAAAATCAACATTTGAAACATTACCATTATTCTTATCTCTAACTTTTATCACCGTATCAAAAGAACAACATTTTCCGTTGATCTCATCAACAATACCTTTAATTCTATTAGCAGCTTCGACTGCTTTATCAAAGTCAGATATTGAATCTAGATTTCTAGTTTCATCGATGATATCTACTGTACCAGTTTTTAATCGATTTGCTAAAACCCAACCATTAAAGTTTGGTTCTATAAAGTTTTTCTCATCATATTCATCAAGATTAACTTGAAGAATTGATTTTAAAATCTCTTTGGTTATCATACCTTCTTTATCTTGAAGGTTAACCATGTCTAAAATTTGTCTCGGAGTTGGGATTTCAACATCCGAACCTTTCAACATATATTCTCTAATTACGCCGTAAACAAATTGAATTTCCGAATTTCTAAAAAAATAAGCCTTTACTATCTCAAAATATTTCTTGTTCTTTAAAATGTAATTAAAATATACTTTCTCTAATTGTGGAGTAGTCATTTATAATAATTATTTTTTAATCATGAATTATATAAATAAACTAATCTTTGTTTAAATAAAAAAAATCCTTATATTAAGGATTTTCATTTTTACTTATTTTTATTATCATTTATTATTTCAGATCCTAAACGACTATTTCCTAGTGTCTTTTGTATAGTCGGTTCTTCCATTTCTTCCACTTCATCTTCTATTTTATCTTCAATTTTCTTTGGAAGTTTTAATTTACTTTTTAATTTTTTAATAACATGAGCTATTGTGTGTTTAGCAACAATAGTCGCAACACCACTAGCTAACATTAGAAAGTTTTCAGGCATTGTGTCTAAGTTAAGTTTATATTTATTGATTATATCAGCTAATGAAACACAAATAGGAGCTAACATAGCACCATAAGCAAACATATCTATAATACCACCAATAACAGCACCAACGTGTTTACCAAATATTTTAAAAACACCTGTTACTGATTTCAAACATTTAATAACTTTTTTAACAATTCCATCACCAATACCTCTCATTCTCAATTCCTCAAGCATAGATTTCGAATCCTTTGTCATTTCAACCTCTTCTTTAGGTGATTTAGTTTTCTTTTCTTCTAAATAAATAATTGAAAGTGATGTTAATGCTAATAAAACTACTGTTTCTTTTGTTATTTCAACTTGTGATAAACTTGCATTTTTCATTATATTAAGTATAATTGGCATAAAAGCACCAATTCCAAATCCAAATGTCCCAATTAATCTAAAATTAAGATTTAAATCACTTACTATTTTTCTTAGTACACTTTTATAATCTTCATTTTCAGTTTCATCTGATTCTGTTACCATTTCAAGTGATTGTATAAAATGTTCAACCATTGAGTCAACTACAATATCGTTATATCTTTTAATTTTCATATATTATATATTAATTTTAGATTACCAATTATCATCTTGTGTCATATCTCTTTGACTTGGATCAATATTAAA